ACATCAGACCCATTAACAATCATAGGACTATGAAAAACTTTTCTCAATTCATAGGAGAAGCAAAGGAAGCAAAGACTTGTCCTGATGGTAAGTATTGGTGTTTCCAAGATAAGAAATGTAAGAAGATCCCCCGTGGATATCATATAGGTAGAAGTGGATATTTAGCACATGATCATGATGATGACAGCAAAAATGGTAATGGTAATGGGTCCAGTAACGGTAACGGAAATGGTAATGGTAATGGTGGCAATGGTAACGGTGGCGGCGGCAACGGCGGTGGCGGCAATGGTGGTGGAGGAGGAGAATAAATAAATAAATCTTATTATGTAACAAATGGCACAACAAAAACTTAAATTCACTATTCGCCAAGATGGTACTGTAACTGAAGAAGTTATTGGTATCGTTGGCGATAGTTGTCAGGAACTGACTAAACAAATTGAGGAAGCACTGGGAGAAGTTTCTTATAAAGAAAAGAAACCAGAGTATTACCTTGCCCAACCTATAGAAAATTTTTGGAAAAACACAACCGATGTCACACTTCAGCACGATCAAGACTAGATTAAGAGAAAAAGAAATTCTCTTAAAAGCATTATTAACATTAGGACTTCCTGTAGATGTTAATCAGGAATTGGAAAACCCTGTTGGGCATGACCATGCGAAAGTGATGTGTGACATTACTTTGGGAACTGACATTGGATTTCGTTTGAATAAACAAACAAAAAACTATGAGTTAGTAACCGATATTCAAACATGGAAGCATTCTACTCCACCTCAAAGAATGATTGAAAAAATCACTCAAGAATATGCTATAGAACTAATAGCAAGAGAAATTAAAAAGAAAGGATTTGAGATAGAAACCCAAAAAAGAAATGTAGATAATAATGTAGAATTAGTTGCAACACGTTGGGTCTGATAAATATTATTGGAGACCTGTGTTCTACAAATGACATTAACTGTTAATCTTCCACTGAATATAGAAGTTCCAGACACCCCAACAAAGTTTAAGTTGGGTCTCATGTTTAGAGAAAGTTTGGAAGAAGATAGTGGAATGCTTTTTATATTTGAAGAAGTTGGACAAAGATTCTTTCATATGAAAGATACTAAAATCCCTTTGGATATAGCGTTTGTTAAAGAAGATGGTACAGTAGAAAGTATAAAAGAATTAAATCCATACAACATTCTTCCAGTACCATCTGAAGGTGATGTTCTGTATGCATTAGAAGTTAATAGAGGTTGGTTTACTGAACATAATGTAAAAGTGGGTGATAAGATTATTGATAACGAAGTAAATGAAAATGTAGATACTTCTAACTGGAAAGATGAGTTTAAACCTACAGAGTATGAGTTTACTGATATAATTAAACCAGAACCAATGGTGTCACCAAAGTCATCTGTTGAATGGGAAGATTTAGGGGAAGCAACGAAACTTCCTATAAAAAGGAATGGTCAGATTGTAGATACATACTTGAGATGGAGAGGAAAGAACTTCATGTTACAAATGTTCTTTCCCCAATTAAAGAAACCTTCTAGAAAAGAAGTTCTTACTCAATTACAAAAAGTTTATCCTGGATGTAAACTTTGGAACTATCAGATATCTGATTACAATCCAGGTGAACCTTTGATGCAAGTACCTAATTAAAATTATGGAAGAAGTATATCTTGGTAATCCCCTTTTAAAAAAAGCAAATGTCCAGCAAGAGTTTACTAAAGAGCAGATTCTTGAGTTCATGGCATGTAAGAATGATCCAGTATATTTTGCAAAAAATCATGTAAAGATTGTTTCTCTTGATGACGGTCTTGTACCTTTCCAACCATATGATTTTCAAGAAAAGTTAATAGAAAATTTTCACGCAAATAGATTTAATATCTGTAAGATGCCTCGTCAGACTGGTAAGTCTACAACGTCGGTATCATATCTTTTACATTATGCAGTGTTCAATGATAATGTTAATATAGGTATTCTTGCTAACAAAGCAGCAACTGCCAGAGACTTGTTGGGTAGATTACAAACTGCATATGAAAACTTGCCTAAATGGATGCAACAGGGTATTATATCTTGGAATAAGGGTAGTTTAGAGTTAGAAAATGGTTCCAAAATCCTGGCTGCTTCGACTAGTGCCTCAGCTGTTCGAGGAATGTCATTCAATATCTTGTTTTTGGATGAGTTTGCATTCGTTCCAAATCATATTGCTGACTCGTTTTTTGCCTCTGTTTATCCTACTATTACTTCTGGTAAAAGTACGAAAGTCATAATGGTTTCTACCCCTCACGGGATGAATCATTTTTATAGGTATTGGCATGATGCGGAAAGAGGAAAGAATGAATATGTTCCAACAGATGTTCATTGGTCAGAAGTTCCTGGTAGAGATGATGTTTGGAAAGAACAGACTATTGCAAACACTTCTGAACAACAATTTAAGATTGAGTTTGAGTGTGAGTTTCTAGGATCTGTTGATACTCTTATTGCTCCTAGTAAATTGAGGAGTATGGTGTATCAACAACCAGAAACTCAAAGTGGTGGTTTAGATGTATATGTACAACCTCAAAAGAATCATGATTATACAATAGCGGTGGACGTTGCAAGAGGAGTTGGAAAAGATTTCTCTGCATTTGTGGTAGTTGATATTACAGAGTTTCCACATGCTGTAGTAGCAAAGTATAGAAATAATGACATTAAACCAATGCTATTTCCTAGTATTATAGAGGAAGTAGGTAAAAATTATAATGATGCATTTGTTTTATGTGAAGTAAATGATGTAGGAGATCAAGTAGCATCTATATTAAATTATGATTTGGAGTATAAAAACCTTCTTATGTGTTCTATGAGAGGTAGAGCAGGTCAAGTTGTAGGTCAAGGATTTTCTGGTAAGAAGACTCAGTTAGGAGTTAAGATGTCAAAAACTGTTAAGAAGGTTGGTGCTCTTAATCTAAAAACATTAATTGAAGAAAATAAACTCCTATCATGCGACTATGATATTATGAGTGAGTTGACTACATTCATTCAAAAAAACAATTCTTTTGAAGCAGAAGAAGGATGTCATGATGACCTTGCAATGTGTCTTGTAATCTATGCATGGTTAGTTGCACAAGACTATTTTAAAGAATTAACAGACCAAGATGTAAGAAAGAAACTATACGAAGAACAGAGGAATCAAATCGAACAAGATATGGCTCCATTTGGGTTTATGGATGATGGAATGGAGGATGATAGTTTTGTAGATAATCAAGGTGATAGGTGGCATACTGACGAATATGGAGACCGTTCTTACATGTGGGAATACATGTCTTAGGGTGTTCATGCATAGTTTCCCCTATGAAAATGAAGATTTGAATAAATATTTTCAGATTAATTAACTGAGAATCGGAGACAAAAAACATGGCGACTCCTCAATTATCTCCTGGTGTTTTAGTCAGGGAGGTTGACTTAACAGTAGGAAGAGCTGAGAATGTATTAGATAACATTGGTGCAATTGCAGGACCATTTGCAATTGGACCAGTTGATGAGGCAACAGACATTTCTACAGAACAAGAACTTATTGATGTATTTGGTGAACCCAAAAGTGGTGATGCCCAATATGAATACTGGATGGCAGCATCATCTTACCTTTCCTACGGAGGAGTTCTTAAGGTAGTAAGAACTGCAGGATCAACTCTAGCAAACGCAAATGCTGGTGTTGGTGTTGGATCTGCTACTATGACCAATGCTAACAGGATTGACAACTATGATGATTATATAAACAATCATTCAGAGGCAACAAACTTTAATTTTGCTGCAAAGAATCCTGGTTCTTGGGCAAACAAGTTAAAAGTATGTACTATTGATGATGCTGCAGACCAGACACTTACTTTAGCATCAATCGACAATTCTGCTACAGTTGGTATGGCAGTTACAACTGCACTTGATGGTGTAGTCATTCCTGGTGCAGGAAGTACTTCAGCATTTACTGGATACCTTAAGTCAATTATTACTTCTATTAACACAACTACTAATGTAGCGGATGTTAAGATTGTATCAAGAGTTGCAACTGACGGAACAGAAACAGCAATTGATTATCAAGAGGGTGCTGATTATGCATCTTTCCAAGCTGCTGATCAAGCATATGTTATTAATAACAGTGGAACTAAAGTTGGTACTGTAGCAGCAGTAAACACAGTAGTTGACTGGTATGACCAACAGACTCTTGGATTAACTAATTCAACAGTTTTCTGGAAGTCAATTGCTGGAAAACCAAAGACAAACAAATATTCTTTAGATAGAGCAGGTAAGAACGACGGACTTCACGTTGTTGTGGTAGATGATTTAGGAACAGTTACAGGTATTCAAGGACAGATTCTTGAAAAGCATACTAACCTATCAAAGGCATTAGATGCAGTATCTGATGTTAATTCACCTCAAAAGATTTGGTATGAGCAGTATATTGCAGATTTCTCTGACAATGTATACGCTGGTGGTAATCCATCTGCTGCTGCCGATAGTTATTGGGGAACAACACCATTAGCAACTGGATTCTCTGCAGGATTTACAGCGAATACAACTGCAGAAGGTCTATGGGGACAAAATGCACAAGGAGTAACATTCAGTGCAGTTGGTAATGCAACATATACTTTATTTGGTGGAGTAGATTACTCTGCAACAAATGGATATGGAGCAGCATTAGCAGATTTGATTACTTCATACGGTAAGTTCTCTAATAAAGACGAAGTAGAAGTAGATTACATCATAATGGGTCCAGGATGTGGCACAAAAGCAGAATCACAAGCAAAAGCAAATTATGTGATTTCTCTTTCAAATGCTAGAAAGGATTGTGTTTCTACTATCAGTCCACATAGAGGAGATCTTGTTGGAATAACAAATAGTGATACCCAAACAACTAATGTAATTGATTACTTCAGTACATTGAGTTCTTCATCTTATGCGATATTTGACTCTGGGTACAAATACATGTATGATAGATTTAATAACAAATTCCGTTATGTTCCTTGCAGTGGTGACATTGCAGGTTTGATGACAAGAACTAATCTTGTTGCTTATCCTTGGTTCTCACCTGCTGGACAGCAACGTGGTATACTGAATAATGCAATTAAACTTGCATATAATCCAGATAAATCACAAAGAGATAAGTTATATCCTAACAGAGTAAACGCTGTTATTACACAACCTGGTGTTGGAACCTTATTATTCGGTGACAAGACAGGTCTTGGTTATGCATCTGCGTTTGATAGAATTAACGTTCGTCGTTTATTCCTTACAATCGAGCAAGCACTTGAAAGTGCAGCAGAAGCTCAACTCTTTGAACTCAATGATGAGTTAACAAGAGCAAACTTCCGCAATATTGTGGAACCATACCTACGTGACGTTGAGGCAAAGAGAGGAATATATGGATTCCTTGTTGTTTGTGACACTACAAACAATACACCTGACGTTATTGATAATAATGAGTTCCGAGCAGACATCTTCCTGAAGCCTGCGAAGTCAATCAACTATGTTACTCTTACTTTCGTTGCTACCCGTACTGGTGTTAGTTTCGAGGAAGTAGCAGGTCGAGTTTAACCTTATAATCTAAATACAACAGGAGGATAACAAATCATGGCAACATCCAGAGATACCAAAACCATCTCACAATTTAAGTCAGCACTCGTCGGTGGTGGTGCAAGACCCAATTTGTTCGAGGTAGAGTTAACCACTTTACCTAATGATATTGCTTGGAACGCAGACAATTTCAGATTCATGTGCAAAGCAGCAGCATTACCTGCTCAAAACATTGCTTCAATTGACGTTCCATTTAGAGGTCGTACTTTTAAAGTTGCTGGAGACAGAACCATTGATACATGGACTGTAACCATTATTAACGATGAAAGTTTTGAACTCAGAACTGCATTCGAGGCATGGACAGAAGTTATTGCTAAGTTAGATAATAACTTAGGTGCTACTGATCCATCTGCTTATATGACTAATGCCAAGGTATTCCAACTTGGTAGAGGTTCTAAGAAAGCAAGTCAGGACTCCACTGGAGATTCCAACGCTGTTCTAAAGGAATATGAATTCATTGACATTTTCCCAACAACAGTATCTGAGATTGCATTAAGCTACGATACAGGTGACACAATAGAGGAGTTTGATGTAGAATTCCAAGTACAGTCACTAAACTTGCTTGGATCAGGCAGTCCTAACGGTTAATAAATAGTAAAAAACAACATTAATTATGGCTAAGTTATTTGGGTTCTCGATAGAGGACACTGAACCACTATCACCCAATGCGGTCTCTCCCGTTCCTCAATCAAATGAGGACGGGAATGACTACTATATGAGTAGTGGTTTTTTTGGTTCATATGTAGATATCGAAGGTGTCTTCAGAACTGAGTTTGAATTGATTAAAAGATATCGTGAAATGGCACTGCATCCAGAAGTGGACAGTGCTATTGAAGATGTTATTCATGAAGCGATAGTTTCTGATACTAATGACAGTCCAGTAGAATTAGATTTAGACCATTTAAATGCAAGCGATGGTATAAAGAATAAAATTAGACAAGAGTTTAAATATGTTTTAGATTTATTGGATTTTGATAAAAAAGCACATGAGATTTATAGAAATTGGTATGTTGATGGTAAAATATATTATCATAAAGTAATAGATTTCAAGAAACCAGAAGAAGGGATACAGGAATTAAGGTATATTGACGCAATGAAGATGCGTTTTGTTCGTAAGCAGAAGCAAAAAGAAAGTGATAAGTATAAATTGAGTGGGAGATTGGAAAATGATAACCCAATGGAGTATGATTTTCCTGAGATTGAAGAGTATTTTGTTTATAATCCAAAAGTATCTTACCCAACAGCGAATGTAACTGCTGCGGGTGGTGCAAATGCAGGAATCAAAATGACAAAAGATTCTATTGCATATGCTACTAGTGGGTTAGTTGATAGAAATAAGGGGTCAACACTCTCTTATCTTCATAAAGCAATCAAATCACTCAATCAACTTAGAATGATTGAAGATAGTTTGGTTATTTACAGACTATCAAGAGCACCAGAAAGAAGAATCTTTTATATTGATGTTGGAAATCTACCGAAGGTAAAGGCAGAGCAATATCTCCGTGACGTGATGATGCGATATCGTAACAAACTTGTATACGACGCTAACACAGGAGAAATCCGTGATGACAAAAAGTACATGGCAATGCTTGAAGATTTCTGGCTCCCTAGAAGGGAAGGAGGTCGTGGCACTGAAATTTCTACTCTTCCTGGAGGTCAGAACCTTGGGGAGATCACGGATATTGAGTACTTCAAAAAGAAATTATATAGGTCGCTCAATGTACCCCCATCAAGAATGGACGGAGAGGGAGGATTCAATCTGGGAAGATCCTCAGAGATATTAAGGGATGAAGTTAAGTTCAGTAAGTTTGTTGGTCGTTTAAGAAAGAGATTCTCAGGTCTATTCATAGACATGTTGAGAACTCAATGTTTACTTAAAAATATTGTTACTCCAGAAGACTGGGAGGTAATGAGTGAGCATATTCAGTTTGATTTCTTATACGATAATCATTTTACTGAATTAAAAGAAGCAGAACTAATGAATGAAAGATTAGGTTTGCTTGCTACAGTTGAACCTTATGTTGGTAAATATTTCTCTCAAGATTATGTAAGACGTAAGGTATTGCGTCAAACAGATGAGGAAATAATCGAACAGGATAAGATTATTAAGAAGGAAATTAAGGATGGTACTATACCTGATCCAGCAGAAATGATGCTAGATCCAGAAGGTAGTGGTGGATTTAGACCACAAGAAATGGGTGATTTAGGTCAACCAGTCATGGAACCAGACGTAAATGTAAGAGATACTGAAGTTAATGCAGCGACAGCAGATTTAGATGCAAGTGTAACCAAACCTAAAGGTGGCGAAATCTAGTGCCAATTAATCCAGATAGAAGTGAAGAGCATCGTTTTTCGGTTAATTTAACGGAAAGCGATGTTAAATTGTTGTATAATTCAGTATTATTTTATCAAGAGAATAGACCTATTTCAGGTGCAAGACCATCTCATCAACAAGAATCAACAGCAGATTTAAATCATATGAAACGTATTTTATTTGCGATGATTATGGAGTCAAATTACTATGCTGCTGATAGTTTATAAATAACACGGCGACACTATTATTTTACTATGCCTGAAATATCAAATGAAATTATGGACATGATAATTGCTGATGAATCACCAGCAGCAGTTAGTGACAAAATAAAAGATATACTTTTTGCTAAATCTTCTTCAAAAGTCGATGCTGCTCGACCTAATGTAGCTGCTGATACTTTTGGAAGTAATGACGAAACACCAGAAGAGACTCCATCAGATGAAACTGTAGTTGCAAATGCTGTTGCAGATGCTGCTGCTAATATTAGTGGAGAAGTTGCTGCTGATAACGCATCAACAGACCAGTAATTATAAATAAAAAAATAGGACGTAAATGATCCGCAATGAAACTCATTAGAGAAGAAATAGAATCAGTAGAATTTATTACTGAAAAATTAAAGAATGGGAAGCAGAACCTTTATATCGAAGGTATCTTTCT